CTCGTCAGTGTCTAGTGATGGTACCTCCGCCGACTTCAGTAGACCAAGGACCGAACCATACCTCTTGACAAGGTGCTTTGGCAAATGCCAATACTCCATGTCATCGAGTTCCAAGACCTTTCGACAGGTCTTTCTTAGTAGTTTAAAGAAATAAATCTCTTTATCTCTAAGATTAGGAACTTTGGTAAATTCGAAACCTAGTCCACCGAATTCGGTGGGGATATCAACACTCTGAGGTGTTTTCTTCAGGATGGGCTTTGCAATCTTAACGAAGTGAGGCTTATTGTCTGGATCAATTCTTAAAGCTTCACGGAGGCATTGTAAGTAATTACTTATCTTGCCCGTGGCGCCAAAAGAACCAGTACCGGAATGGACTACTTGCTTCTCTTCCTGGGTTATCAACTGAGAGTTGATCGATCCAAAGGAAAAGGAACGGTAGTTCTTCCCTATACTGGGTTTTAGACCCATACAAGTAGCCAAACTTCGCCAAGATTTGATTTCACGACCGCGAGCCTTGAATAAGATATCATCTCCGTTTATCAGAGCAGGGATAACTGCGAGATCTTCGACCTTCTTAACGATTCCAACGGTTGCAGCATTTGCAACACAAAGAATAGGAAAGGAGAGCAGAGACCCCATCAGCTGTCCACGACTCTGAATAATCGGCGATAGTTTGCTATTAGGTGGGTAATGAATCTCGTGAGGACCTCCCTCCCAGTCTAACCAAGAATGGTAAACTGAAGGAAGGACCTTCTTAAGTTCATCAACTGCTAAAAGCATAATATCCATGTTCAAGTTGTCGGTCGCAGACTCATAATCACCAGAGAGAAACTCTTGATTCCTGGGCCAGGAAGCAATGGTATCGAGGGGTATGTCAGGAGTTCCCGTGAGTTTAAAACACGGAAAATCCTGCAAAGCCCTCCACATTGCTTTCTGCACGGGTTTCAAGATCCAACAAAATTCATGACCTTTTGTAATTATCCGAACTTTTAAGGGTTCGGGAATCGCACAAGCCATGACTTTTGGTAGGCCCTCTGGCGGAAGAATAGGAAACCTAACGGATAATCCTGGCTCGCCGAAACTCGTTTGTTCGAGAATCGGTTGAACCAAGTGTCCTACGTGTCTCCTAGACCTATGAGTGGAGATCAAATGATCGCAAAGAAATTGGCAGAGCTCCCGAATGTTCGGGAACTCTCGTATAGCCCCTGGTGTACTGTTACCGTGAAGGACACCCGTTCCATTACTAGGACTGCTATCTTTTACAGCCCTAATTCGGAACTTTCCGTTCACTCTCTCGAGAACCTCCCACGCCGGATAGATCCGACGAAAGAGGGCATCGCGAGAGCGAACGGTATGGGTACCTGCTGCCCATGGTGCGTTCGAGGATAGGAATAGAAAGTCACTTGTGAACTTCCGACCCTTCTCTTCAATAGCAGCCATAGGTAATACGGTCTCGACATTGGAGCAAATCTGCATCAACTCACTAATATCCTTCGAGTCGTCTTCCATTTGAAAGACGTCGTCGACAACGGATATCAGTTGACCTCGGTAACCATCCCAGTGTTTGGTGGCGATCGATCGACTGTAATAGTCGTTCGACAGGCATCCAAATCTTC